AATGAAAATTTTGTACCTTTTCTTTTATATAATTCAATAATATTAATTAGCAAATTACGTTGAAAAGCTACATCTAAATTGTCATTCCATTTATAACCTAAGAAAAAGGCTAAGTAAGGGAGATATTCATCTCTAATATTTGTTATCGACGTATACGATAATATCTCCATTACTGAATCACTTACAATGTCAAATATATTTTCATCTATAACATTTAAGTATTCTTCTAATACCTTAACAGTACCTCTGGCATTAACATCAGTTAAAATATCATTATTCTTTGTATATTCTGGTAAAATAGAATATAGAAACGCCATAATCTCTTACTCCTTATTTATCCAATTTTATACTATTACTATGTTAATGTTACCAACATCTGCTATTTCGTATGGTAATAAATTATATTCTTCTGTAGTGTATTCAAACGTAGTCAATTCATTTAATTTTTTACGAGCAGCAGGAGTAACTATTATTTTTTTCTTATCTATTTCCTTGACATAATATTCTACATTTTGATCAGTAGTATCTACGATCTTCCTAATAATATCAACATAATATTTATTGTTAGGAGGTAGTTTGGCACGTCCTGTAGCAGTCCAAGATATTACTTTAGTATTTTCTTCTAATGTATAGTCTACTCCTTCAACGAATATATTTGATGCACTAGTATAAATCTTGTTAACTTTGACTAAATATTTATCATTCATAACAGAGCTTATATAGTCTTTAGTAGAGCTACTGCTTCTTAACATTACTATAGTATCTGCTACAAAAGAAATCATACTACTTTGAGTTAATTTAGCGCCAATTCCAAATCTAGGATAATCGTTCAAATAAAATATATTTGATCCTTCTGGAACATTTGCTGCCAATGTAGGTACATATTTTTTGCTAGTAATTACTATTTCAGTGCTTGCTAAAATATCTCTATCAATTGGAGTATCTAGATATAATTTATTTCCTATCTTAAATAGTACTCTGTAATATTTTGTTGGTGCATCGGCAAAATAGATAGATATGTTGTTTAAATTCATCAAAGTATAATCGATTTTACTTAAATCTATATTTGAATCTACGCTAAATTCTATTTCTTTGGTACCATAAGAATGGTCGACTGCCGTCTGCAAAGTCGGATATATTAAACTACCAACTCCTATATTCATATCTGCTGTAATAGGATCAGCTATAGTTAAAGTATTATTTTCATTATCAACTGAAACGACAGTAGTTGATAACGCTAACTCATTATTAATATCTAATATATTTATTTTAGCCCCAGCTTTTATAATGTTTAAGTTGTCCATATACTTTATAGTAGTGCTACCATCAGTTGGAGTCTCAGTTACATACATAGTTCTCTTTTCAGTAACTGACAATTTATTAATTGTTTTAACTCCTTGTACACTCATTATACGTTTATAAATTTCAGTTTCAGAAACGTTTTCTCCAAAATCCCTGTTTTCCCAATATAAATAGTCATATATAGTTTCGCGTATTTTATTGGCTACAATAGAAGATGAAACATTCGGCATAATAGATATATTTGCCTCTACATCAAATGTTATAAACACAGGGTCAATAATATCTATTTGTGTTGCAACTATCTTCTTTTCTTCTAAGTAATCTTTAACATATTGTCTAAATGCATCATTAGGATATCTTCCTTTTTCAGGAAGTATGCTTACTTTTACACCAAATATTCCTATCTCGTCCATTATACTATTGTCGATTACAGCGGCTTTTTTAACACTGGGAATTGATAGTGCTACATCCTTGTAATCTTGTAATGTAACACATCTATGTTGGGTCCTGTATATACTTGGAACATTTCTTTTTACTTCATCGATAGATTCAGCATCGGATGCTCCAACTGCCGCTTGTTCATTAGTAACCTTAATATTTGTAATAGTATTATTCTCTGAGTCGTAAATTAAATCAAAAATTTCTGTGATAGTAAATGGCATCACATTATGTGATTTGTCAGCACCAATTATATACGTAACATCAATTAATAAATTCTTATCTGGGTTAACCCCATAATTACCGTCACCAAAAGTAATATAAGCATTAAACTCTTCATCGTAATCGATAGTAAATTGTTTAACACTTCCTCTAGTATCTATAAAATCAACTTGAGTATATTCTTCATCATTTACCAAGACTGTTTCTATCTTATTAACCGGAGATTTTTGTAATTTATACCTATACCTAGGTATACCATTTGATATAATAGATTCTGTGATAATGGTACCAGATTTTGCTTCTACTTCTACGTATAATTCACCTGGATATATTGTTTTGTTTTCATTGGTATAGAATGGTATACCATCTACGCTAAGTAGCTTTGTATATTTTGGGATGTAAATAGGATAATTATGTGCTTCTTCTATCATAAATTTAACAGTGACTGTTGCTTGAGAAGGAGGACTTGGCTTATAACCTATCGTCCTAGCTAAAGCATATACACTTGTCTTAGTCTTAGCTGTAGGTAAGAAACATTCATTAACGTTCATATTTAAATAATAATTCATCAGTGCAGCTTCGTAAGCAAATGCTTCTAGCAACTCAACTCCAAAGTTGCTAGCTAAAAAGTCAGTCCATCGATTTGGTAATCTTTCTTTAACTCTCTTCTTTAATAATTCTACTATTTCTTCAAAATCTATTGGCAATTTTTCTATCTCGTTTAAATTGATTTTGTTTTCACTCATAGTTTAAATCTCCTACCTTTTAACCTGTAATTTGAAAATTAAGAGTATCTTCTAAATCATATCTTTTATACCTAAAAGATATGGCAACTTTTATAGTATGGTTATCTATGTCTGGATCAATTTCTACGTAATTAACTTCTATCCTTGGTTCTTGTTTATTAACAGCATATATTATTTCTTCTTTAATTTCTTCTAAAAGCATACCATCTAAAGGCTCAAACAACATTTTCCTTAAATTAATACCAAACTCAGGCTGCATTACTCTTTCACCTTTATTGGTACCTATTATTCTTTGAATAGAAGCGCGTATTAAATTTCTATAATCATCAGTTTCCATAATACCTGGCAAAAATGTATCATTACCTACTTTTATTGGTATCGGTCCACTGAAACCAGCTGCTTCTTTATCTTTTGGATATGTATATTCGTATGTATAAGACATCTATCATCACCTATAATTAAATTATTTTTTCAGAAACGGATTTAGTTGACGAAAACATTATTACTGCCATTAACATGATTACCTTTTTGACCACAATTTATGCAGACAGTAATATCACCTATTCTGGTTAAAGCTAATCCATTAACTAATACATTAGGGCTGCCTTGTACAGATTTATACGTACCGCCATGTGGACAATTTGTCGGTCCTGTATCTGTTATACGATGGGCTTTTAAGTTATTTATATAAGTATTTGGACTACCGGTCGCATTAGTTCCTGACCTACCATGAGGACAACATGGTAAACCTAAATTGCAAATACCTGTAGTCTTATCAGAAATTCTTGTCGCAGCAGGCATATTAACTCTCCTTTACATTATTTGGTGCTATGGTCTTCTAAAGGAATAACATTAGTTTTACTAGTTGGGTTTAATTCAATAATATTATCAGACATCATTATAATATTATTGGCAGCATGGATTATAATATCACCATTGTCTTTCATTTCTATAGAAGAACCATTACGATGTTTTATCTCAATATAATTAGAATTGTCATCAAACATAACATATCCTGTCTTCGTCTTAACTATCTTTCTTTCAGGATATTCATCATATTGGGCTTCATAAGGAACTATATTTGATTCTTCTCTAAAAATTGTACCTATCCATATAGGTTTGTATATACTACCATTTATAAACATTATCAATACTAATGAATCAATTTCCGGTACAAAGAACATTCCTTTATCATCGTGGCCGTAAGGAAAACATGGCTCACACCACGGAAGGTCTTCAGTTCTAATATTTCCATATACAGTTGGGACTTTAACCTTCAACCTTCCCAATTTTAATGGATCTTTATTATCTACAACTATACCTACATATACTCCTGTAAATTTAGAAGCCATTATCCAATTGGACCTCCTTCAACGCTTTCAATTCCTTCTATCTCATTATCTGTACATAATATCAAGTTGACGAATGGTTGTGTTGGATAATTATTTGTCATTCCAAAATTGTAAGTAACTGAAGCCACATAATATAATCCATCTAACTCTTTCAATTTGCCATCTTCATCTTGGCTTATTACTTCAATACA